CCCGGCTACTGCCTCAAATTCATCGCCTATCGATATTCCGTAAAACGGATCGAGTAGCGTGACCGTGTCGCCAGTGTGGCTGGTTATCGTCTTTTTTTCTGTTCCGATAGTGATCGGGCCGCCTGCGAAATAATCGTCCGGCTTTGTCGCGAAGCCTGGAGATGTCAACGTCGAGCCAGCAATCTCGGTCAGTGTTCCCTCGACGGTGTAAAGGGCGGTATCAACGCCACACCAATAATCGCCCAGCTTGCGCGGGCATTGGATCTGATATTTCTGGTGCAGGATCGGGCGGGCCGCATTGGTCGAGACTGGCGACAGCGAAACACGGAATTCGTTTGGCTTTTTTGACACGCTCTTTATCATCCCCGACCATTCCGCAGCATAGGAGTCGTCTGGCTGTAGTGCGTAGATCGTCACCTTGGTATCGTAGGTAAGTGTGCCAACGAGGAAACGCGACAAGTAGTCATTGGCCCGATTGACTTGTAGAGTGAGTTCGTTCTTTCCGATCTCGGACGTTCGCCGGTACCGCGACCGTTTGATTGCCTCTACCTGATAAACATCACCAAGGAACAAAATATCATACGCTGACGAAGTGATCCTATAATGGCTTCCGTCTCCGAGATATTCGAAATCATACAGCTCATCAGGCTGGCTGCTATCAACGCTGTTTTCATATTCGTCAAAAGACATGTCTATTCCTTAACCGATATAAACGGTAGTATACAATAGCATTCGTCCGGGGTGATCCACTCAATCTCGATAGTGTCAGATTTCAGGCGGCTTCTCACCAGTAAACTAAGCTTTGCTTCGCCTTTGACAATCAAAGGAATGGTGTCGTCAACGACAAGAACCTGTTCGGACTCCGTTTCGGCAGCCCCGACTATCTCGGTGTAGATAGGTTCCTCTCCGTTACGATAAACTGCCAAGTGATTGAAGTTACTGTCACCACTAAATACATAAGACCCGTAGCCGTTCGTCTCGCAAATGATTAGCTTTCCTTCATTGTCGTCAGTGGCGATGAAATCATCCTGAAGCGTAGGAACCCAGACGGTTTTTTGCCGCCCGCGCAAATAGTATATCAACTCCCGCAGTCTCCAGCAATCTTCCCTCGTTTGGGCATGCACCCCGAATTTAACACTCTGCTTCGAGCTATCCCACTTAGTTGATCGGACCTCTATTCCTGATCTTCCGTCGAACTCTTCGTATGAATTCAGAACAGCAGAACGAGTGGAATCTTTCTCGAATAAATTCAGGTCGTAAGGCAGAACGCCAAGGCCTTTGTATTCTGTCTCAAACTCGTATTCCGCAACGGGTACCGGAGTCGTGTCCAGTCCCTCTATATCAAGAGTTGAGTACGTTTGGAAGTCGCTCCATGATATACCTCTAGACGGCCTCATGAAGTGGTAAGGAATCACATCCGGCCTTGCAATATGGCGGGTTATGGGGTTTTCAATTAATATGTGATTCGCAGCTACTGACGAAATTCGGCGAACCTCATGAAATCCGGTAGACTCCTCGTAAATCGCAGCATATCCGCCTGGCGTGAACGTCGAGTATGAGGTATCAACATTCACCACAACGCTTCCGGCGCTTACGTCACTATAGGCAGAGCGCGACAAGTGCCACATTGCGGTACCGATTTTTGCAGCAGGGTTGCCCTTGATCGTGTTTTTTAGTTCATCTATTCTGGATTTATTATCTTCAATATACGTGCATGCAATAATGGTGCGGGGGAAAGCCCTGAGTGCACGCCGTTGCTCTCTACCTGATATCGATTCAATCACATCTGTCGCGAACTGTATAAACTCTACTAATTCAGATTGCGGGCGAAGAAGGACCTGTCCGCCAGCCAAAACATTCACAACAACAATCTCGCCGCTTGAGAAGGTAAGCGTTATGTCCATTTCAATAATTCTCGGAGCGCTGTCTAAGACGATAAGCGTTATAGCATGCTCATCATATCTACCCCATACGTCGCCAGCCTCAGCCCCTTCAATTTCAAATATTCCAGACTCAGAAAACACAATCGACAGAAGCTCGTCAATTCGGTCAAATGAGTTCCATAAGCGGAATGGGATCCGAGCACCAGGCTTTACTTTACCCCCCGATATAACTCCTACGGTTACGCCGGACTGTATTAGCACGAATTTGTCATACAATACCGGCGGATTATTTACCGCAACGCCCGTGTACTGGTGAGCGAGCGGTACCGGATCGATGCGCAAGCGATTCCCGGCGGAGGGAACCGGCACTTCCACATGATGCGGCGCATACAGAAAGCCATCGTCAGCCGTTTGCAGGTTGACTGACAACCAGTCCCGCTGATCAAGCGGCTGGGAGATTGTTCCTGATACTGTTTTTCCGGAAAATACAGGCATGCTATTTCCTGAAGGCTACGCCGTATGTATTCGCATTGTTTATTCGGAAGCATTTATAGACATCTGCCCCGATCGTTATCTCTTCTCCATTTGAATAATTTTGCATATTAATAAAAGAAACGCCTTCTATGGATCCTACTCCTTGAGCATTACCATTAAGATTTACTCTCTGACTAAATGCAGGCAAGGGGGCATTCCCACGAAACGGGCTCGGGGAATAGTATAAATAGGGACCGGCGTAAGAATAAGCAGGCGGACCAGCGGAATGAAGATTTACCTCTGAATACACACCTCCATGGACCGTTCCTAGTCTTGATGTAGTACCAATAAACCAACCAGTTCCTTCGACATAAATGCCAGTGTTTCCGTCCTGTGCGTTCACTGATATATTCGTTGACAAACTTGAGTAAGCTAAATCATCTGCCAGCCCTCCACTCGCAACGTACAAAGGGCATCCTGAATCGGTTGCTCCTATGGTTATTATTACATGATTGCCATCCAGCCTGCTGAATACCGCGGACGCGGATGAACCGCTTGAAAAGAAAAAGTAATCGCCCGAGTCAATTCCTCCCGCAAACCCCGCGATACTCCCTGAATCGCTGAGTGGAAGCATTCTGCTGGTGAAACCAGGCTGCTTATCCCAAGAGTCTGCTGATTCGTACGAAGTAGATCCATTGACAGAAATTCCGGTAACTATAATTCCGTCCTCACAGACTTGCTGTGATACTGATGACCTAAGATTAAAGAATCGATCTACTCCGTATATGCTTTTGCTAACATGCAAGCGCTTCCCAGTAAACGGTGAGCCACTATAGTAAGAGCCGTCATCAACGAAGCTGTTGATCGTCCAGCCATTAGCAAGTAGGAATGCCCTCCACAGGTCAATGGCGTTATTCTGATCAGTATACGATCCCATCTGGTATCCCATTACACGTCCCCCATTAAGTCCATTGCAATCACGTAGTTAGTTCCGATCCTAGAAACGTCTTGAAATATGATCAGCCCTTGATCTCCGGAATTGATGATGTCTAGCGTAGTCAAGGCGCTGTCGCCGTTGGTGATGTAATACACGCCTTCAAGGCGGCCATAAATCTGCTTTTCGGTTTCGCGTACAATTTCGCATGGGTAGAGCGTTCGGTTCCCGTCCAGGTCGGGGTGCCATTGATCAAAAGAGCCATAACTGAGCGGAATAAACCGCGTGATCCCTAGCCACTGGACTCCATCATTCACTGCCCCGGATGCCTGACTCCCGAATGCCCGCCAATAGTTCGTATGGTCGCTTTCGGTGCCGCCAATAAGCTGATATGCATCATCCGTGCTTCCTCCCACAAAAGCGGGATACTGAAACTGCGAAGGCGCGGCATTTGGCAAGAACCATCCGGCATAAGCCCCTTCATAGATCGTCCCGATGATCGGAATTAGCTTGATGTGACGCCCGGTAAATATCATGTAGAAATCAAAAGCGACGCTACTCATGCAGGTGTAATAACTGAACTTGCCGGGCTGATCGTCGTAGCTGCTCCCGTCGACCCACCCCGAGAAAACCGAAACCTCCATGTTGAAATAGGTGGAGCTATCGGACTGCGTACGGAAGCCAATAAAGATTTCATCCGCTCCTGAACCGACTCCTTTCATGATCACGTATTGCTGGCTCGATACCAGATCAGATTCAAGGACTTCCCAGAGCGCAGTGCTTGCCGCTATGTCGAAGGTGAAGCTATCGCTTACACTGAAGTCCGTATCACCGCCAAGAACGACGAAAGATACTTCATCGATGGAATAAGGTGTTGCGCATGTTGTCGATGCCTGAGCGCCGGATACGGAGCCCGTAACGCTGAACACGGCAACGCCATCCCCTCCAGGTGTCGTGCAAGTCAGGGTGAGCGTTTCGTCAACGCTGTCCTCGGTCGCGGATGCACCGTAAACTATTCCATCACCAACATTGCCGCCGCCGGGAGTTACCGCGCCTACTGATTTGGTCTTCGTTGCAAAGTCGATGATCTTCGCGAGGCAGTCCTTAAAGTCCGTTGCTGTTGTTTTTTTAAAAGGCATTATGCAATCGCTCCTCTCAGCGTCTCTGAGTTCCTTGAGAATGAATTCATTACGATCCTATCTATAACGGATTCGGATGCCTGTTCCAAGACAGCATCACCAGATACCATGTTATTAATCCGGATGTTTCCACCTCCGCCGTTTTGGGCCATTCTCTCGGTTGCAGCATTTGGCACCACGTAGCCGTCCTGATTTGATACAACCATCTCGCGCCCAGCCTCGCCGGTCATGTAAGCGGTGCCCGCGTCAATGCCGCCGCCAAACTGGTTGCCACCACCGAAAAGGCTTCCAACAAAACTACCAACAAGGCCGCCGCCGCCTCCTCCGCCGCTTCCGCCGAACAACGCCTCAAAGGTCTTCAGCAGCGCAAGCTTGATAAGCATTTGCGTCACCATTATACCAAGGCCCTGCGCAAGCTGTTTGAATGAGTTCTCACCGGTCACCAGCATTGTTGCCAGCGAGTTCGACACGCCATCAATACCGGCCATAACGATTTCGGAAGTCTGCCCCGCAACATTCTCGGCGCTTTTCTTCCACTCGCCCATGCCTTCTTTTGCGCCGCGCCAAGCCTCGCTTAATTGACCTACTGATTCTTTTTGCTCCTCGACGGCCTTCGTCGTTATTCCTATTGACTCCGCTAAATTCTCACGGCTAGGCGAGGATGTACCCGCAAATTCTCGCGCCTTTCGGTCTGCACCTGTGGCGGCCTCGCTCTTTCGCGCGGAGAACTCGCCAGCAACGTCGTAGCCCTCGCCAGTTAGACCTTTAACACTCGATTCAAGGGCTTGAATACTTCTCTCTCCCAGTGCCTTCATTGTGATATTCAATTCTTCCGTGGCCTTAGCTAGATCCTTCGTCAGCGCTTCATCGATAGAGGCCTGCCTCGACATTTGAGTAATTGTATCCATCAACGCCGTATCGCCCTTCCCTATGCGCTTCTCAAGGGCGCGGAGTGATGATGGATTTCCGGATGCATACGGAAACTCGTCCTGAATCTGTCGCTGTTTTCGGAATGGCAATGAATGCAGTGCCGACTTGGCTTCGCTCTCGCGTAATCCTTTTGCGAATGGCAGGTTCGTCGTCAGCATGAAATCATAAATGGCGGCCCCGATAGTCTGACCGATGGCCTTCCAGATCGTGAGCGACGCCTTCAGCGTGGCAAGCATGGCTTCGCCCGCAATGGTTCCCCCCAGTTTCATGGCCTCGATAATCAGCTTGCCAGCCGTCATATCTGAATTTGCAGCCTTGATTCTGCCCACAATATCCGCACCAACCTGCAGCGCTGCCACCATCGAATTTCGAACGTCCGTGATATAGCCTGCGAATACCTTTCCTTGCTCCGCCAGATCGATCGAATTAATTAGCGTGATGATGTCGTCAACGATCACCTTTGCCGCTGGCAGAATCTCATCACCAAAGCGCGCTAGGAAGTCAGTCCATGCGCCTTTGAGCGTAGAGATCAGGCCTTGCAGGGTTTTCGCCATTCGCAGGATTCCGCCCTCGAACTTCTCGTTCATGATGGTCATGAGTTCCTGCTGAGCCTCGCGAAACCCGGAGACCTGGCGCTTGATCGTTTCGCCGGCTCTGTTGATAAACTCAAAGTCGAACGTCGATACCTGGCTACCGAACTCTCCTTCTGTTTTCCGTGAAGTCATGATGCCGAGCCGCCTGAGCGGTTCGGTTTCCATGCTGATAACTGCACTCGCAACGTCCTGGATGTCTCGATTCATGGCTGCGGACGCTTCGGCAACGGCCTTTACAGCATCTTGGCCGCGAATCGATACAGACTCCAAAAGGGATCGTACGCCAACGATCTGTTGCGGCGTGAATGGTGTGAGGATCGAGAACTTTCGCGACTCTGCGAAGGCCTTATTAGCCTCTAATGTGGTCCGCGTCACTGATTGCAATCTGGCGCGAAGCATCTCGTAGTCGCCGGACGCCTTCAGCGCGGCAATACCACCGCCGAGGATTAGAGCTTTTTGAGCAGCACTGAGTTTGATCAGCGTCCGCAATGGAGCCGTCACAAGCCTAATGCTCTTCCCGATAGCTGAAAAGGTTTGCTGAGCCGTTCGCGCCATCGCCTTCAGGCTGGA